CTTCAACACCTTCGTGACACTTAACCGCATACATCATGTGTGGAGTCTCTTCGCGACCAGCGAGATCAAACCAATCATGAACCTTATCGGCTTTGATTGAACAAGCAAAGGGACGGAACCATTCACGGCGCTTAACAGCATTGACGTGATCTTTGCCATCCTTAATCGTAGGATCAAAAAGGATAGAACGATTACCCAAAGCGCGAGGACCGCCTTCTGAACGCCCTTGATACATGGTAACGATATTACCTTCACGAATCAATGAAGCCACATCATCGTAAGTAGCATCAGTTACATCAAGACCCTCTAGACTTGCTTCATAACCAGAAGGATCATATTGAGGACCATAGTATACAGACTCTTGCTTGGAAGGTCCAGGATTTTCTGCATAAGCAGTGTTCCAAATATACTTGGCACCACCAATAGATGTGCCGCCATCATGGGAGATGGGTTCGCAGTAGATGTTTAGGTCAGGGAAACGCTGCCAATACTTATAGTTAGCAACACAATTCAAACCATAACCACCAGAGATAACAATGTTCTTTTCTCCAGTTAGTTCAGCTGCTTTCTCAATCAGCATACACATATTTTCAGAAGTTTCTTCCTGAATCTTATATGCTAGATCTTTTTGGAGATCTGTAAATTCTCCTTCTCTGAAGTTTTTAACGTCTTCTTGAAAGATAGGATACCTAGCAACGTTAATAGCTGCTGCATTAGGATATGTTGGAATGATCAAATCTCTATTACCCCAACCATCCCTAAAGAAAGGGGGTAGATCGTCGTTAGGTTTACCATAAGGAGCAAGACCCATAAGCTTTCCAGCTTCAATTGCTGGGAATCCGCAATATTGAGTAACTGCCTCATACATCTTGGTTTGACCAGGATATTCCGTCAAGAAAATTTCATCATCATCGGATTGCATACCAATAGCAGCTTTAGTTCCTACGTGCTTATAAACAGTCTCGAATTCATTTGGATAACCTGCTTTGAAAATAGTTTCAAATTCAAATCCAAGTTCCGTTGCTCCTGCTTCACCATGCAACTGAAGGAAACTTCCTGCGCCATCAGCTACAACACAAGCAGCAGTTTCAAATCCAGAATTGTAGAAACCCGCAGCTGCGTGTAATTGATGGTGCTGAACATCAATAAAAGTAGTTTCAAACTCAAACTTCTTTCTGGCAAGTTTTCTGACCCATCCTTGATACAAGTCTTCCCCACACCAATCTAGTTGAGGACCGTCACGGTGTGTATGGCAAACTACTAGATGATCAATATGATCAACATAATCAAATGCTTTTAAGATTCCCGCAATAGGAGAACCGTCATACTTATTTCTTGTTAGACGTTCTTCTTCAAGATAAAAAACAATTTCTCCATCCACAAGAAGTGTGGTGCTGCTGTTATGACCGCGAGCAACTGATAAAATATTTGTCATGCTATCAAACCTTTGTCTTTACATTATTTGAAAACCCATTGGGTTTATCGGTGTTCTTAAGAACTGTTTTCAAGTCGATTTGTTCTGGAGTTTCTCCCAACATTGGAATGGTTCCAGATTCAACTTTTGGTGGAGCAGATGGTTTTGCTTCTGGACCACATCCTTGTGGTCCACATCCTTGATTCTGCGGAAACTTGTACTCAAATTCAGGCTTCCTGTAGTATTTATTCATCAGTTTATCAACCGATTTCAAAATAACCTCCTCAATTTTATCATTCATATCCATGATACCATCATTGGTCCTCACGGTTTCATCATCCATACTAATTCTAATTGGATCGTAAACTCTTTTTCCTTCTCCCATGTCAAGGACATCAAATTTTGGATGATCAGGATAAGAAACATTCTCTCCGAATGTAGATCCCATCACAGCAACAACTGGTTTATCGAAAGAGTAAGCAATGTGCTGACCCACAGAATCGCATCCCAAGAATAGATCTGCTTCTGCAATAACAGAAGCCCATTGCCTAATGTTAATATCTCTAGGAACAGAAACTGGTTCTTTAAGACCTTCTGCTTCCCAGTTGAATGGAAATTCACTCATCCAAATAACAGAATACTTTTTCTGAAGTCTTCTAACAATACTTGCTGCATTATGATATTCAAAACTTCTTCCAGAAGGATCAAAAATTACATTGCCATGAGTTTGAACACCCCTACCAAATGGTTGAAAAACAACGGTCTTTTTCTTTTGAGTTAACTCTCTAACTTCTGCCACGCACATGGCACCAAAAGTTCTTTCGTCCCTAGTTAACTTGATAGTAGGAGCAGGAAGGTCTCTCAATCCTTTGCCATTAATAGCAATATCAAAAGCTTGAGAAAGATTTGCTTTCTGATTGTAATACTCCCAAACTCTGTATGGTTCTGGACTAACCATATCAGTATCTTTTAACTTGTCTTGAAATAGATTCTTATGCCAAGATTCAAAGCAGTGCTTGTGTAATTCTGGGTGTCCTCTATATAAGTCCATACCACCCTCACAGACGATTACAAAATCTTCTTCTGGATGATCTTCCTTATATTTTTCTAATGCTGGGATAGAACAAAGAACTCTACCTGCTCCACCATTAATAAAAAATGATTTAGGTCTCATAACTCAATCGCCTAATGATTTAGATGCTACTATTTAGGTACAAAAAAAGAGGCGGTTTCCCGCCCCCATCTATTATATCACAGAAATATCACTCTGCTTCTTCTTCTTCTACTGCAGGTTCTTCAGAGGGTGGAAAAAGAATGGTTTCATCTAGCGTTGGAAACTTGACCATCAACCAATGAATTCCAGCAAACTTGGTGGGTGCTGCATCACATTCTGCAATGAATCTGTCCAATTCTGCTTCTGCATCGGCATCCCAAGTACGTGATGCTTTCAACTCAACAGCAATTCGTTTTTGACCTTCTAGCATCGCCATATGACGCTCTTCCGTGCAATATGGTGGCTGGAAAGGTACATTTTCAAAAGACCAAGTTTCCGTTTCAAAGTCATATGTGATTCCCTGGTACACATCAAGAGAATCTGTAATGGGAAGAGGATCTGGATCTACATGATAAACTTCACCTGCATTTGGGTGACCTTCTGGGAAAGCATATTCCTTATTAGGCCAATCACTAATATCAACGCCTTGCATAACAGCGGCAATTGCAGTCTCTTCATTGCTTCTAGCAGCATCCACTTTAACAAGTTGTTCTGATGGATCGCATCTAGTTCCAAGTGATTCTTCTAAATGTGCAGCACATTCTTCTTCACTCATTGATGCGCTGCTGAAGATTGGGTGGAAAGATTCATCAAAAATTAACTCCCCAGTTTCCTTTTTTACAAATACATAACCTTCTTTAGGTCCTGTGTACATAGCAGATGCAGTTTTCTGCTGTTCCCACGTATTGCCAAAATAGGTGTCAGGTAATTTATAAGTATATTGCTTGGTAATTTCAGCCATTGTATCTTCCTTGTTTTGAAATATTTATACTAAAATAATTTTTCTTTGGAGAGTATTTACCGTATTCATGAAATGTCTTCTTCTCTTTTTCGGGCAGAAGACTTGAATCTAATTTAATTTGTTTTTCAGTCATTTATTATTTCCAACTAATACGAACCATTCCAGGGCTTCCAGGTGATCCGCAACGAATATCAGTATCACAAGCATATGCAGTAGATCCACCCATGCCAGGAACGTAAGCAGTGCAGTAACTACCACCAACACCAACTTGAGACATTGCTCTAGCTTGCTCACAAGCACCGCAGTTTTTACCACCACATGATTGACCGATGTGAATCCATCCACCTCTAGAGTTCATTAGACCACCAGGATAAGGAATTCCCCACTGGTTACAGCATCTCTCATCCTGTCTTCTTGGCATATAGTAACCAGGAAGACCATAGGAACCATAATCAGCACCATAAAACAATGCACAACATCCTGCTTCGCATGTTCCGCAAAGATATCTACCCCAAATATTTTTACCGTCATTACAGCAACCATAGCAATAAGAACCATTGCCGCCATGTCCACCTTCAGCACAGAAATCAAAACCACAATTAGCAACAGAAGCTAGATTATGACCAATTACATAAGTCTTGCAACCTCTTCTTCCTGAACAAGAAGAAGCTCTGTCAGATAAACCAGCAACACAAACTTGATACTTACAACCTGGGACTACCTCGGCACCACACAAACGCTTATACGCATAAGCACCAGAACCACCTGGAGGACCAACGTGACAGCAGCAGTTGCCACCACCTGCTCCACCACCACCCCAGAGTTCGAAGATAACGTCAGAAGCTCCAGTGGGAATTTCCCAGTCTTGGTAATATGTATTGTGATGAGCGTCTCTGCCGTCTCCTGGGTGGGTACTTAATGTTGAATTGAGGCTGCCACCAGTAGCAGTGATATAAATCGTGCTATATCCTTCTAGAGGATATTGTGGTAGAAGGTCTGTAATAACTTCATCACCGACTTTAACTTCTTTATCAGAAGCCGCTCCCGATGTTTGTGCTGTTACTTTCTTACCAAGTAAATTCCTTAAATTAGTTGCCATTGGTTTATAGTCCTATTGGTAGTATTTAGAATATCAGTTACACATGTATGCAGCGTGGAGACAATCTGCCATGCCTGTGCAAATATTCAGTGCAGCGCAATAGCATCCGCAACGTTCGCCTTGATAAGTAATTCGTATCATACCAGCAGAAGATGGAGAACCATGAACACAGCAAGAAGCGCAAGACAGTGTTGCTGGGTAAGGCATTGGGTGTGAAGACCATCCCCTCTCATGAGGAGCCGCCTGTTGGAAACCAGGAAGACCAACAAAAGATGCTGTAGCATTTCTCATGTGAGCATAAGCACATGTTTGAGTCGTGCAATGCTTAAATGTTACCCAAGCTTCAGCACCAGTGTGTGCCATATATGGAGGAACAGGAATGTGTTGATACAGTGCTTTCTGACATGAGCAATGGTATCTAAAGTATCCTGTTCTACCACAGATGTTGATGTCGCCACCATATCCAGGAGGTCCAAACTCTACGCAGTTGTCTGGGGCAGCAACATTGTCAAACAACACAATTCTATTTTGTCCGAAGTAGTTATTATCAGGACCCGCTGCTTGGATTAAATTGCAGATAGCACATCCACCATACCCACCTTCAGCACAAATCCTTACATTTGGTCCACATACTGTACTCCAACATCCTCTACAACCTCTCTTATCAGTAATAGAATCACTTCTACCCATCACTTTACCAATACAGAGACAATAGCAGTTTCCACCAAGAGTGCCACATATTGTTTTACGAACATATGCTCCAGTAGTTGGGATGGTAGATACTGCACAGCAACAAGCTGAAGCAGCTCCACCTGCTCCGCCCCAGACTTCAAAAGTAATTCGGCAAGTGCCACAAGGAGCACACCATGTGTGTCTCCTTTGAGCATTCCAACCGCAGTCATAATTACAACAGTCTTTATCGTATGTAAAAGTAATTACTTTTCCATCCGCTAATGGGCTAGGAACTTGTCCGTAAATACCTAGATCTGATTTGTGATCTGTTCCTAATAGGTTTCTTAAACTGCTCATCTTTTTAAGTGTCCGTAAAGTGTATCAAGAGGCTGAAGTATCTGGATATAATGTAAGTCTAATACCGCCGCCAGCACCAGGACCACCACAACGACAGCAACTATCAGCACCGCCATTTCCTGGTGCTGTGCCACCAGAACCAATTGGTCCCATGTACTGTTCGGAAGTACCACCTGGGTAATATCCTGGTCTGTGGGATAACTGGTGAACAAAACAGTCCCAGCAGGAGCAGCAGCATTCGGTGTTGCCAAGTTGAACTTGCTGACCACCATGAGTAGAATTCAGACCAGCTGGGTATGGAGTGTACCAAGCCCAATTGCAAGAATTTCTTCCTTCACCGCCACTATCGTGGCGAACATTCGTTGAACCAACAGGGGGGTGATAGCAGCAACCACATCCAGGAACAGTAGTATTTCTGCCATCTCCTCCACAGCACTTCTGAATTTCGCACCAATTTCTAGGATATCCTTCGGAAGCTCTGCTGTAACCATGGAATGATTGTGCTTGGTGGTTACATTCGTTAAAGGGGTAGAGGGTGTTATTTTTACAGTGATACATCAGGTTATAATCATAACACATACAAGCACCGCAGTGTAGACCACCACAACCACCACGAGAACACATAGTAAAGTTATTTTCTGTGCAGAAGTAACTCCAGCAACCAGTACAACCACCGTTACAGCTGGCACAGCAACGTGGTAATGCTGCTACCATCTGGATACACATTCCATCAAAGTATCCAGTTTCTCTACCAGCCCAATTACCAGCACAGATAGTACGTGACTTATATTCACCAGAAGCGCCTGGCCAGGTTACCGAACGACATCTCCAGTTACTAGACATCCCCCCAGCACCCCAGAGTTCGATCTTCATTCTACAAATATTGAGGCCATCTGGAACACACCAGCATGTGCAATGCCAATGACGATTGAATGAGTCGTCGTTAACACAACCGAAACCACAGTGACTGCCTCTCCAGACCCACTGATAACCGTCGTCACCCATGTATGTTGGTACTCTCCTGATATCAGCCTCATCTGGCTTATCAAGGAGATTTCTTAAACTAGACATTTAAAACTCCTTGTATATATCAGTTTGATAGAATAGACCAGCCGTATGACGAACCCGAATAAATTAATTCTAGTGAGTTATTGCTGATATCAAAATCTAGATCATCTGCAATGTTGGCAATCTTGTTGCCATTTCTTGCAATGATTGCCTTAACAGTGCTACAGTTACCTGCAGAATCAATAAGATTAATACGATCTCCAATAGCTGGGTTAGCTGGTAATGTAACTGTTAGTTCCGCTCCGTTAGTAGCAGTATCGATAAAGATAATGTCACTAGCGTTTGCAGTGAGTGAAGTGGTAGCGGTTCTGGTCGCTCCGCCAGCAGCGCCTGCTGGTGCTGTTAATACTCTTCCCATGGGTCTTTAGTCTCCTGTGTATTAGTTATTTATCAAGTAGTAGATTCTTCAACGCCGTAAACAGCGACACTTACATCTGCGGTGTCTGAATAGACTACAACTTTTTTGCCAGCTTGAAGAGCAAAACCTGTTCTTTCTAAAACACCCTTGGATGCAATTTCTGCATCGTACTCAACCCATTCTGCAACTAGAGGAGATGCATTCGCAGATAGTGCAATCCTAACTGTAGAAGTAGCAGCACCGCGATTTACAATGTTTAAGTTTGCATATGCAACTGTGTCAGCAGGAACGGTGTATACCAGGGTATCAACACCTGCGGATGGATTTGATTGTCCTAAAATTCCAGAAGCCATTTATATTCTCCGTGTATGAATCAGTAATTTTTCTTTTATTATTTATAACAAAAAGGGGGTTAAACCCCCTTTTTTTGGGTAGAGCAGGATCAGATAGCGCCTGCCCAGAATACGTATCCCTTCAGGTTTTTGACTTCTGTGTCTACGTATGTCTTAACTGCTTGCTCGGTTGGAACTTTCTCGTTACTGTTTCCAGAAAGAGTACCATCAGATGAGAATTCACTGATGATCTCACCGATTTGAGCACCGATAGAACCAAGTTGTAGTGAAGACAGACCAGACAGATCGAAGGAGGAAGCGTTTAGAGTTGTGCTACCAGTTGACTGGTTAACTCTGAAGTATTTACCAACCGAGAAGTTGCCATCTTGGTCAGTAGAAACATAATAAACACGACCAGGAAGTTGTTCAGTAACTTCATTACCTGGAGCAGGTGATTGAATTGGCAGACCAGGGAAATTAGTTGTGGTCTTACCACCAGTACCAATATTCAGGAAGTCGTGACCAGTTAGTCTGACCTGTGAGTACAGATATCTAATCTTAAAGTTCTGACCATCATAAGAAGATGTGGGCTTCTCTTCGGCTAAAGTAATAAGAACTTCACCATTAGGATCTTCAACAGAGCTAGATACTAACATGAACTCGGATTCAATTCTAATGTAGTCTCCTGAAACAATACTGTCTTCATTAAAGACTCTGATATCAGTTTGTGTGGCATCCAGATCACCAATAACTTGTGTTTGTGTTTGGTTAGAACCTGTAATAGCACGAACAAGATCACCACCAGCGTGTGTAGTTGCTGTTGATGTTTCCACGCCCCTAACAACATTAATAGAAGATGCTGATGGGAATGGTGTAGAAGCATCGATCTGCATTACCTCATTACCTACGATGAGGAAAGATCCTGCAGTGAATGGACTAATAGTATCAACTTGAAGAACAGTGTCTACAGCGGAAACACTTGCCTGAAGAGTTGCCGATCCGCCAACGCTGTATCTAACAATATCAAGAAGACCATCATGAGTAACAGCAGTGGATCCTAAAGATCCTCTGGTTACAACCAAATCCCCCTTACCATCGGGTGGGGTGTATGAAGAGTTAGTGACAACATAAGTAAACTGATCAGCACCAAGGTTTCCTGGACCAGTTACAAATTCAATCGAACCACCTGGCTTGGGAGCAGCAGAAAGATCTCTAACAACAAGAGCAAATCCCTTCATACCACTTTCGAAGTCAGCATTACTTACAAGCGATGCTGATGTGAGTGACTGATTTCCGTTAATAGTTTCACCAAGAGTGAAATCACCCTTAAGTTTTCTAACGAGAACTTTGTTTGCCGAGTTTTGAGAAGAAAGAACTTCAGCAATCGCTCCAGATACAGCACCAATGACTCTTTCGCCGTTGGTGAAAGCAGCTAGAGATCCGCCAGGAGATAGGTTTGTACCCTCAACATAGTTGAGTTCTACACCATCGATTCTGCCATCAATAGTTGCCTCATCAGCGTTGAAACCAGAAGAAATAATACCGTAAGTACCCCAAGAAGAGTTACCAGCAAGAGATCTGATATTACCACCGCGAGTAGCAACATATGATGCATGTGCGTAGTAAGTGAAACAAGAAACGATTTCAGAGTTACCGTTATTTGTTACGAAGAAACCAACACCAGATTGTCCTCCAGAACCTTCATGAATTTGAGTAAAGGAGTCAAATAGCATTGACTTGTTTGAAGGAGTTCCAGTTCCATCCCATTTCTCATGAACCTTACCATCAACAATAGCACCTACACCAGTCTGCGAGAATGCAGAACACTGTGAGATATAAGGTGACTTGGTTGTTGGGGAGTTTGGATTGAGGCGAAGGAAAGTTCCTTTGATTGTTGCTGTATTGAGATCTTTGGGATCGGTCAGAGATTTTTCAAATCCAGCCATGCCATCCATAACTAGATCCTTGAGCATTGTCTTATTGCTCATGAAGAACATAGTGGTTTCTTCATTATTAATCGCTGCTACAGAAGTTACAGAAGCTGTTCCTCCAGAGTGGGGGAAAACACTTGAATTACTCCAAGTACCAGAAGTAGGTAGAATTTGAAGAACAGTTACTCCACCAACAGTTCTATGACCATAGATAACGCCAGTAGCATTGCCTCCTTGAGCAGTCTCGCCATCTACAATATCATCTTCATCAATTAATGCATTTAATGTTACATCAAGCATAGAACTGGCTTGACCAGTATTGGGTTTAATAACACTAGTTCTGATGTTATCACCGATAATAGATACGTTTTCTGGAACAATAATAGGTAGAGTCTCGAAATAAGTGCCAGCCTTAACATAGATTGATGCTGGACCTGTAATATTATCACATGCATAACGCAGCGAAGCGAATGCTCTAGAGATATTTTCGCCAGTATTGGTGTCACTACCTTCAGTTGTAACGTAGTAAACAGGGTCGGTTACATTGTTATTTTCCCAAACAGGAACTCCATTTCCATCTACTGTGAGGACCTGACCGTCTGTTCCAATTGGAAGACGAGCAGCACCAGCACCAGAACGATAAAGAATATCACCAGTTGTTGTCAGAACATTAGACTGGGCACCTTCTGCGAGAGTATTCCAATATGTACCAGTTGCATCAGTCTCTGGTGTTTGGTTTGTAGATTCTGAAACAGCGATGTAAGAGTTGCTATTACGTACAACAGCATCACCTGCATAATAGGTAGTACCAGAATCCCAAGTTCCTTGCCAAGTGAAACCACCAACAATGAAGTCCCAATCAGTTGGATTGCTTGATGGAATTGAACCAGAATTAGTAGTTTTTGATACGTAAGAATTACCACCAAGAAGAACAACGTCTCCTTGCTTATAGTCTGTTCCTGCGTCCCAATCTCCAACTACTTTAAATCCAGTAGTTACAATTTCCCAATCAGTTAGAGTGTTGGGAGTAGATCCTGTGTGAATTGAAGTAGCAACGTAAGTATAACCACCGTAGGAAACAATATCTCCTGGTTGATACTCGGTAGCAATATTCCATGTATCTTCGAATACTAGACCAGAAACAAATAATTCGAAGTTTGCTGGATCGAATGCACCTGTAGAGGTGTGAGCGATAGTTGTTCTGTACTGGTTATTGCCGTACTTGACAATATCGTTGAGCTTATACCAAGTGCTTGCTTGCCAATCACCTTTATTTTCGATACTTTCTGTATGAAGATTCCACTTGGTGGAGTCTCCACTGTAGAACATTGTTTCGTTCGATACAGAGGTGTGGTTAGCAACCGCTACGTAGGTGTTAGCACCATACTTTACGATATCGTCAACCTCGTAGGAAGTGGCTACCTGCCAATTTCCTCTCCAGTTAAACTTTAATCTACCTAATCTGAAATCAGCCATTGTTGTTTACTTCCTTAATTGGGACCTTCGGTGGTATAATCATAGGGTTCATTGAAACGAATTACAAAGTATCCGTCGTCATCAATAAAATAACTAATTTTTCTCTCGTCGAATCTAAACTGTTGATATCGATCGAGTGGATTGTTGTACAGAGACTTTTCTTCTGTCACTTCCTCTACATAATCGTAAAGACCAGCAGCAATATCTAGGTATGGCGTACCATCTTTACGAGTAAAATCAGCCATTTCATCATCAATGGATCTGATTCTGGTATAAATCAACATACCATCCTCATCCTTGCGGAGAGCATGTACATAAAAATCATTGCCCAATTCCGTTTCCGTAGAATCGGTTGGATTCATGATATCACTTAAATACATCGTCATACGACTACCCTCCAGTAAACTCCTTCCCAGATTAATTGTACCCTGGCACCTCTAACATCGAAAATTAGAGGAGAAGAGATCACATTATTTTCATTAATAAATTGTCTTCCGTTAGTATCTACCAATGTGATATTATTTATATCCCAAGTAAATGCTGAATCGACGAATTCAACAGTGTCTCCAGGTCTAGGAATCAACTGATTATTATAAGAAGGTAATGTAAGAGTGATGGGTCCACTGGAAGAATCTACGAGATATCTTAAATTCGTTCCAAGAAGAGTGTCCGAAGTAATGAACTCCCATCTTGATCTTTGAACATCAAAACCGCCAGCGGTAGAGCCGTCATGGATGACAGCCATATTTTTGTCGGTATCAATAGTTAATTCACCTTCTGCTCCCGTGAAGAAAGCATGTTCAGCAGTAGTACCCCTTCTAAATTGTACCTGGGTAGTCATTAGAATTAATTTTAAGGTTACTGATAGTATTTATACTATTAAATTATCCATCCATAAGTTCTTTCTGGAGCGACAGAAACCTTTCTGTCTGTGGAATTTCCGAATATTGTTAGTACACCTTCTCTGCTGACCCATACTCCAAGTGGTCCAATTTCTTCGCCCTTTCCATATACGAAGATAGTACCAGAACCAGGGTTTGCTGGAGAAATATTGATGAAAGCATCGCCACTGATTGTTGCTTGACCAGTAGTTGTGTATGACTGTGTTCTGATAACTGCGACTTGACCATCGATATCGATTGTAACCTGACCAGTAAAGTCGCGAACATGAGAGTTTTCTGACTGACCAGAAATTGCTGTAGATCCAGATCCAGAGTATGCTCCTCTGCTGAACGCATTTGCAGACTCCCCAGAAATAGTTGCTGTTCCAGAAGCAACTTCTGCTCTGGTAACTTTTCTTCTGGCAACACCATAGAACTCCCCGAAGATACCTGCGGTAACTGGGATTGTTCTTGCTTCCGCAGCACTGTCGAATAGATATAGGTCTCCAGAACCAAAGTAATTTGCGGATAGTTTGACAACTGCTTCGCCAGTAATGGTGAGAATAGTTGTCTTTGCTGGAACAAGCTTGGTGAAGGATTCTTCTGCGCCAATGAAGGAGTAAAGATTTCCAGAACCTTCGTAGTTTCTGACATGTACATCTTCGACTTGACCAGAAACAGTAAATGTTCCTGTGGTCTGATGAGCGAATGTTCTTCTCTCTTCCTTCGATACAAGACCAAATAGACTTCCAAATCCTTCGTATGGCAGTGAGAATGCTTCTGCTGCAGAACCAGTGAGACTGAAGATTCCTCCAGAGATTCCAACAACTGCTCTGGATTCCGCAGCACCAGAGAACTTCTTGAGCGAACCAGAACCAATTTTTGTGTATACCCAAATTTGTCTGGTATCTGCAATACCATTGACATCGAAGAGAACTTGAAGATCGTCTGGACTTGCTGCGAATGCTTCCGCTGCTCCAGAGATTGTGGAAATAGATCCTTCGCCAACGTGCAGCAAGGAAATTCTGACAACAGAATCTCCAGAAACAATTGCCGTACCACCATCAGAAACGTATTTCTTGACGACATATACTTTAACATCTTCGCTGAAGATAGAAGCATTGACTGTCTTGACTTCGGATACTGCAGATCTGATTGTTGCAATTCCAGTGAAGTTGAAGAGTGCTGTATCTTCTGCTGGATTGAAGGTAGCCGACTCTGCTGCGCCAGAAAGTGTAGAGATAGATCCAGAACCAATATTGGTAATGGAGAAGTTGGTCTTTGCCTTGCCGAAGATTTGTGCAGAACCAGATGCAGGATACTTCTTGATAACGTAAACTTTGACATCTTCGTTGAAGATAGAAGCATTGACTGTCTTAACTTCAGACTTGGTAGACTTGACTGAAGTAATGCCGCCACCAATGGAGAATAGAAGTTCTCTTTCGTCTGGATTGACAGTAAGAGATTCTGCAGCACCACTAAATGTTCCGATAAGAACATCGCCAACATAATCTGGAACAAATCTCTCACTTGCAGTTCCAGAGATAGCAATTTGTACTTCTGGTTGCTCTGCGAACGTGAGGAGTTCTGGAGCAGAAGATCCTCTGAATGTGAATAGAGATCCGAAGAACTCTTCCGCAACTGTTGTACGCTGACCACCAAGACCAGAGATTTCGAGATCTGCTTGGAATGCAGGAAGCTTTCTGGAAACTGCTTCGCCAGCAATACCACGCGAGAAGATATGTACCTGACCTGGATAGTTTGGTACATAATGAACTGGATCTGCCTGACCAGAAATCTGTGCATGAACCGTTGGTTGCTCTGCAAATGTAAGTAGAGCAAAGCTGGATCTGACATCGCCACCAAGTTTGACGTTGGTTGTAATATCTGGTGGATTGATAACAAATGCTTCTGTTGCAGCACCAGAAAGTTGTAGATGTGCTCTGGTGAATGCTGGTAGATCGACAGTAATTGCCTCTCCAGAAATACCAGCAGCAAAGATCGTACCAGAACCAGTGTTGTTTGGTAGATAACTTTCGCCAAGTTGACCGAAGATCGAAATGGAACCAAATCCAGATTCTGCAAATACCAGAGTTGCTGGTCTTGGAATACCACCAAAGATAGATAGAGATCCAGTTCCTGTAGGAGCGGCAAATGTGAAACTCTTGTCCGCAACGCCAGTGACATCGAAGAGAACTTGTAGATCGTCTGGGCTTGCTGCAAAAGATTCTGCTGCACCAGATAGAGTAGAGATAAATCCTTCGCCAGTGTAAGAAGGAGTGAATCTGTCCACTGCCTGACCAAAGATCTCGGCATTGGTGAAGAATGTTTCTGGGAAAGTTCTGATCGCAGGACTTGCCGTTCCTGTGATAGAAAGAGTTCCTCCTTCGACAACGGCAGTAATTGCTTTTCTTTCTTCTGCTGTACCAACGAAAGTGGCGAGAGTTGTCTGATCGGGTGGATTGACGACGAAGGCTTCTGCGGCACCAGATAGAGCAAATATATCTCCAGAACCAGTAAAGCTTGGAGTGAATCTATCAACAGCATTGCCGTCAATGCTAATAACACCACCAGGATTAATAGCACCTGTGAATGTGATGTTGATGGCACCTCTGACTCTGATTGTTCCGAATGATTCCTCTGCGAACGTGAGGATAGGTTCGGAAACCTGACCAGTGATGTCAAACAGAACTTGTTTGTCTGGTGGATTTGCGATGAATCTTTCTGTCGCTTCGCCGTAAATTCTGAATTGACCTGTGCCACCATGCTTGTTTGGCAGAGCAACGCCAGCAGTTCCAATTGTAAAGAGAGAACCAGAACCAAAGTAGTTGATTCTGATAACAGGAACAACATCCTGACTGGATCCAGATACGATCTTGAATAGACCGAATGGATAATTTGTAGTATGCTCGGTAATTGACTGCCAGTCGATAAGCTCGTCTTGCAGACTGATCCATCCCGTCTCGGGATAGTAAACATTGTTTAGATAACCATAATCTTGTGTTGGATACTGTGCAACATTAGTCGCTCCAGAATCAGGAGCAGAAGCAATAGATCCAAGATCGGGTGTATCGAAGAAGTCAATCGAAGAATTGTTGTAAGAGTATACTCTTCTCTCTTCCTTACCAATGAAGGAGAACAAGTTACCATCAACAACTTCGGAGAAGGTTGCTTTCTCTGTAACAAGACCACCATCGATATCGATCTCGATCGAACCGTTGTATCTTGGAATGAACGATGTAACCGCAACACCTCTGGTGGTAAACAGAATCTGCTCTTCTGGAGGATTGCCAATGAAGCTTTCTTCTGCTGCACCGAAGATTTCCAGATGTACATCGAAGATTTCTCTGACAGATGTAGAATCTGCAACTTCTCCATTGAACTCGAATAGAGTCTGGAATACTTCGTTGGAGATGAATCTTTCTTCCGCTGTACCAAGGATGCTGAATGATCCCTCGCCACTGAAGACAGGAGGAACAAATACAAATACATCGCCAAATGTAAATAGATCTCCAGATCCAATAAAATCTTTTGTTCTTGGTGTTTGTGCTTCGCCCTTGAGTGGGAAGATACCAAATGGATAGTTTGTAGCATGACCAGTGATATACTCGTAATCGAGTAGAGTATCCTGCAGACTGATCCATCCAGTTTCTGGATAGTAAACGGTTTCGAGATATCCATGATCTTCGGTGTGTGTAGCAACCTGGGAGACATATCCATAATCTGGTGTCTCGAATAGATTGATCGAAGATGTGTTGTAATGGTATGTTCTTCTCTCTTCCTTGCTGACAAAGGAGAATAGATTGCCTTCGACAACCTCGGAGAATGTAGATCTCTCTGTAACAAGTCCACCATCGATATCGATGTGTGTAAATCCGTTGTAACGAGGGATAAACGATGTAATTGTATCTCCACCGAAGGTGAAGAGAATTGGTCTCTCTGGTGGATTTGCAATAAAGCTTTCTTCTGCAGCACCATCGATATGCAATTCAATATCAAAGATTTCTCGGACAGAAGTGGAATCCGATGCAAATCCATTGAACTCAAACAGAGTCTGGAAGGATTCATCTGATACAAATCTCTCTTCTGCAGAACCACGAATACTGAAGGATCCTTCGCCTTCGTGATATGGAGGAACGAAGACGTATACTTCGCCAAAGATTGAAATAGTACCAGAACCAACCCAGTTAGGCTGGAATGCAATTTCGGTATTACTAGTGAGAGGTAGAATACCGAAGGGATAATTTGTAGCGTGATCAATAATGTACTGATAATCAAGTCTAGCGTCAGGAGTGCTAATCCATCCTGTCTCTGGATAATAGACTAGATCTAACGCACCATGATCAACTTCTTCTGTTGCTGCATTAGCAATGTATCCATAATCAGGACTTGTGAAGAAGTCAATAGAAGATGTGTTATAACTGTAAGTTCTTCTTTCTTCCTTACTGATGAAGGAGAACAGATTACCGCTAGCAACTTCGGAGAATGTAGATCTCTCGGCAGTAATTCCGCCCTCAATATCGAAGAGGACATTACCAAAGAACCTGGGAATGAAGCGTGTACTGGATGCTTGACTACCGAAGGCGATGGAAGTTCCTTGAACAGGATCTTTAATGATCGCAGATTCAGATGCAACGCCACCAAATTCGAGAAGAACTTGTTTCTCTTCTCCAGCATACTGAATAGATTCTGATCCACCACCAAATCCAAATAGATTGCCACCACCAAAGATACCAACAGTGATGCCAATAACTGCTGTGCCATCGAGACTGATAGTACCAGCACCATAATGGTTTTGTGGACCTTTGGTGATTGCATTGCTGAATGCAAATAGTGTTCCAGAACCAATCCAATTTGGCTGGAACGAAATAGTCGTTTCGCTCTTGAGACGTAGTGTTCCAAATGGATAATCACTGAACGATACTACGTTCGCTAGATCTCCATAATCTAGTGGTTGGAATACATCGTCACCAGCAGCAGGAATTACCTTGCCATAGTCAACATTTGGTTCGGTAGCTGCAGAAGCAACACTCTGGTAGTCTTCCTTCTCGTATAGATATTCGCTGGATGTATTGTATGAGTATACATTCCTTTCTTGTAGACCAGCGATGGAGAACAGACTTCCCGATCCTTCCCATGCAAATGTCTTCGTGACATATTTGGTGCCGAAAGTAAATAGCGATCCTCCACCGAATGTGCGAAGAATGATACCAAGAGTGGCTTCTCCACTAATATTGAAGAGAGTCTTGCGTTGATCTCCAGGTCCTATAACACCGTATTCAATGCTCTGGAGACCATAGTGGTCAAACTGATATCCACTATTACTTGCTTGGTAGATTGTGATCTCGGAGTTCTGTACTCTTGCTCCTTCAGGAACAGGAACAGTAACACTGTTTAGAGTATTGAAAGAAGTGTCGTTTTCAGCGACAATAATAGTATTTGGGAATCCAGTAAACTGAATTCTTAAATCTTCGCCGCCATCTGGTTCTTCACCACCATTAAAACCATTGCCCTTAATGGCATTGACCGTTATTTCTTCTACTCCCTCTAAATTGAGGTAGAATCGTAAAGACCTAAATCCGCTTACATTAGTACCAAAGCGGATATGAGGACCAATGTTGAATCCACCTAGAGATCCTGTTCCAGAACCACCTGTAGAGTATGTGGTACGTGTGAACGTTGTATTTGGATCATTATTAATGTCATCTGCAGTAACTTGAACAAAGTTACCGTAATCAGGCTGCTCGGGATAGACCGTAGCTTTTGCTTCGCCCGCAAAGGATCCACTGAATAGAGATCCAGATCCATAGTATTTGGTGGAGAAGGCGGCGTTAGCAGCGCCTTGGAGGGTCCCGAGACCCTCCGTGTCGTATACAGATCCAAACGCCGCCAGAGCGGCACCTCGAATGGATACAGTGCCTGTGACAATCCATGGTGCTTGCAAGACGGTATACGCCTTACCAAGCTCGAATATTTGACCGCTACCAACGAATACCTTCTTAACTTTGAAAGTCGTGCTACTCGCAAGCTTGACTTCACCGAAGGGAAATCTTGTTCTGCCAGGAGGTTGGCGAATATCACCCCATTCATACTGTGCTGCGTGGTCTTCCGCTACACCACCGTAGTCAGCACTAGCAGTTGGGGTTCCTCCTAAAGTTCCTAAATCAAAATAGACAAACTCATCAACACTGGAAGAGTTATAGCTGTAGGAAATAACTCCGAAGTCAGCACCACGGAGTCCTCCTATAAACCCTTCACCAGTGTATGAAAATATCATCTACAACAGCGTACAGCAGTAAAAAGGGGGATCGCAAGCAACCCCCCTGTAGCATGATGTAGAATTCAATTGAAATGTATCAGTCGAGGCTGACGTTCAGAGTGACTTTGATTTGGTCACCAGCGTTTTGGATGCTGTATGGTCCGTTTGTGAATCTTTCTGCGAAGAAGATTGAGTTGTAGATAGTAGCAACACCTGCTGCACCAGCACCACCGCCATCAAGAGCGGGTTCGCAAGTAAATTCATTAGCAGTTGCTGTATGAACGGTGTATGTTCCAGGAGTTGTGGTGTTGTTTGTAGTACCTTGATCGATATAAACAACATCACCAACAACTAGACCATGACCAGTGAAGGTTACCTTGGAGAAGTCAAACTCAACTTCGTCGTTTCCAGATGCAGGAGCGATGTTCTCTAGAAGTAGGTTGTTGAGGTAAACATCAACAGTTCCATCTTCATCTTCGGTCTCTCTATCGATACCAATAATTACCGTGTTAGCATCGATAGCGTCAGGAGCACCACCAATAACACCAGCGGTTCCACTCTGGGAAACTGCCATGCCTTTTGCTAAATCTGCAGCAACTTCAACTCTAAAGTCTCCGTTACCACTGACAGCACCGCTATTAGCTTTATCTAGGTAGATGGTAGTTCCTGCGATACCAGCAACTCTTGCGCCAGAAGCAATACCAGTGCCAGTTACTCTTTGACCAACAGCAATGCCAGTTGTAGCACCAACAGTGATTTCAAACTCGCCAGCAGTACCAGTAATGGTAGTGGTGTTAGTTACAGCAGCAAGAGTGATAATTGCAGTACCTTGGTTTCCGCGAACACCAGTCTTGGAAACAGTAGTAGCAGCCGTAATTTGAGCAGCATCCTGTACACCAGCAAGGGTAACAGGCATGTTGTTTGCGCGAGCAAGATAGTAACCGTAGATGTCACCAGCAGCACCAGAGAATTCGAAAGTTTGCTCTGGATAAGAAGCGGTGGTTCTACCCGCACCGAAAGATAGAGATTGAGCAGCGAATGTACCTGCGTTCTTGACACTTAAGTTGAGAGTCGTACCGTCAATGTCAACAACATATGCACCAGTGCCAACAGTATTGACAGGACCAGTTACATAATCACCTTTCTTGATGCCAGCATTGGAAGCAACAGTGATTAGGTATGTGCCAGTAGTACCGTCACCATTAACGGTAGTAACAGCAGAAGGTTCGGTTGCAATAGCCCAACGGTTGCCGTTTAGAAGGATACCATACTGTGAGCTATAGTCTTGATCAGTTCTGTTGTTGATTACTTGGTGGTAACCAGTGGTAGGTGCAGAACCATATCCGATACCAAAAGGTGAGGTGCCGTTATAGGGTTCAAAATATCTTGTCTGTGAAGGTGTATCACTTTCTGCAGGATACGTGTCGGTGGAATATAATTTAAGAATTAAGTTTCTGGGAATCGCCTGATTAGCATTCAGAAGATTACGCAGAGATTCAATTTCACCTTGATTGGTTACTAGCAATGCCATTGAGACTCTCCTCTACTTATTTCGTGCGAGTTTATTTTTATTTATAATGAGTATGATTTATAATTTGAGTTTCAGGGAAACGACAAATCTGGAAATGTTATTTGAATAGACGACTTCAAATTGGAAAACATCACCAGCAGTTACAGTAGTATCCCAAGTAGAAAGATTGTCGTCTTTGTTCTTTCTTTGAACAGTATTATTTAGCACTCCCAAATGAGGTCTTTCTGTACCACAGATGGAAGAAAAGTTGGGAAAGTCTTCGAATGAACACTTTTTAATGTCAACTTCTAGGTTTCCCTCACTATCAGAAATAATTGTCCATGACTCGATAATACCAGTAACATCGATAGTCATGTGTCCTTTAGGACCATTAGACATCGGAAAAGATCCGCTGTCAATTACATAGTTAAGAGTTCGTGTAAGATCAGCAGTTGTTGCAAATGCAACTCCGAAGAAAGCCGCTCCACCTGTGGGGGGTGTACTGAAAACAATCTGATCGTTTGATACTACATAATCGACTCTAGGTTCGAGTATAACATTATTAATAGAGATAGATATCTGCTCTTCGTTTAGGGGAGTATATGCTTCACCATTAATAGTGATGTTGAACGTATCTTGAACTCCATCAAACTGCGAAGCAATGCTGTCAATAAGAAGGTTGGAATATTGAACAGATTTTGACGGAATCTGATAGTTTACATCAATTCCATACTGCTGTGGTAACTGCTTACCTACTCTATACGAACTATCACCAATCCTGACGTTATACTGTGCCATCAGGAAACTCCTGGGCTTACTTCAGCATTTCCCATAATAACTCTTGTCTTGTACCCATTAGGGTCTTCAAGAACAATGTCGTAAACATACCTTCTTCTATCAAGAGCAGCAGTTTCTACATCAGTGAGAGAAAGAGCAATCTCTCCAGTTGTTCTATTTACAAATGTCAGAGTGAAAGGAACTGACGTAGTTGCTGAATAACTTTTCTTCATTACAGCA